TTTTCTCTGGCGTATCAACTCCTGCAATTCTAACTCTTTCTTTCTTGTATAAGTCAAACCCAAGATCAATGGTGACATCAATAGTATCGCCGTCAAGAACACGATTAATCTCCGTCACTCTGAAGTTGTAACAACTCTTCCGACTCGGTGGTGTCATCGCTGCCATGATCTAACTCCTTAAATGATGATCTTAGTATATAGACAATATACCAAGTCACAATTATCAGAAGAATTGCAAGCATGATGATAACACCCCAAACAGGATCACTTAAGTTTTCGTGTGTACGAAGAACTAAATTCATGTCACATAAAATATACGCCTTGGTCAGCATATGCTATGGATGGTCCTGCAGCAATACCTGCTAGTATAAGCAGCAACCACCATCCTCGTAATAGATATCTCAATCTAAGTGTTTCCATTTTAGTGTCCCATAGGAATACCAGCAGCTAAGAAGTCGTAGATGTTTTCTACTTCTGTCTTACGGTCTGGTTTACAGTAGTCAATAAAATGAGGATGATCCCTTAGGAGAGATACATCCTCTTTTAATTGCTGTATTGCATCGTATGCAGTTTCTGCATATTCACAAATCTCGTGATGAATATGCTGGCTGTCGAAATATCCGACAGTATAATGTTTCTGATGAGTCAGGGGCATGATAGTTTCAATCCCGTATTCAATAATATTTAGTTTATTGTATAAGTGTAATTACTTATGTTTGTGTTTATTTCAAGACCTTGTGTGCAGTACCATCTCCTTTATACATGTCTGTATTATAGTACCCTCCTTTTGTTCCAAAATAGAGTGTTGCTAATACAAAGGGAACTGATACCCATAGCAGAATATTAGCTAGCATTGATAATATCCTCCAAAGTATACAACGCTCTAAATTCGATAGAATTATCTTCCCAGATCTTATGATCTTCCATACGATCTACGATAGCAACTACTCTATCAACTCTATAATTTGCTCTACGTAAAACATCAACTGCTGTCATAGCACTAGAACCTGTAGTAGCAACATCTTCTAGAACAGTAATAGAAGATCCTAAAGGTGGTTTCCATCCTTCAATAACTTCCTTAGTACCATAATCTTTAGGATTCTTTCTAACAATAAGAGCATCAATATGTCCACCTTTATAAAATGCTCTCTGTGCAACACCACAGACTAATGGATCACCACCTAGGGTAAGACCACCAACTGCAGTTACATCACCAATTTCTTCATACATCAACGAAGAAATCATTGCAAGTCCTTCACAGCATAATGTGACAGGTTTGCAATTAATATAATGCTGAGTCAATTTACCAGATGATAAAGTAAAATGCCCTCTTCGATACGCTCTCTCCCTCAATAATTTAAGGAGATTTTGCTTATGCATAGTATATGTCATATTACATTAAGAAATTAAACCAAAAACTTTATCTAAGGAAATATCTAGCCAAGGTGCTAGAGGAGGAATTACTCCAATAAGTCTGAGTAATCCCTCTGCGAATAGTGCGAGAACAAACCATCCCACCCAAAAACTTATAATGCTCGCATTCCGATTATGTTGCCGAATAGCATCATCAATCATTTTCTGAACTTGATCTTCAGTTACATAATGTTTTGGTTTGATCTCAGTGAATCTATGTGCCATAGTTTCATCCTCAATCTGTTTTTTTGTTTCTGTTTGTGGTTGGTTAAGATTCATTGTTATTGAACGTGAATTGTGCCTGTCATACCAGCACCTTTATGCGGAGCACAGAAGAATTCGTAATCTCCTGGATCTGTAAAAGTGATGTCTTGTGATTCACCTGGTGCAAACATAAGTGATTCTCTTGACAGATCTTCTCTACCCTCTATAATAATATTATGAGGTGGAAGCATACCATTTACAAAATGAATTGTCTCTCCTGCGTTGATCGTGATGTCATTTGGCGAAAAAACCAAATTGCCATCGACCCCCATTGTAACATCAATTGCCCAAGATGGCAAGGCAAATAAAAGTGTAGCTAGAAACGCAAATAAAATTCTCATTAGTCAGTTGAGTATTGTTCTTTATATGTTTGGATTTTGTTAATAAGATTCTCATATTGTTCCCACATCCACTCGCTGCCTGTCTGATCTTGATAACACTTACAGGCAGTAATTAAACGGATTAAATCTGATTCATTAAAACGCATCTTATTCTCAAAACTCATAATCTAATTATAGTAATATAGGGTAGGTATTCGCAACTTTAATCATTTCTTCACGGACAATGTTATCGTTTCAATACATTTCGTATGCATGATTAAAGGGTCTAGTTCCTTTCATTTTGTCGCTTCTATCTTGCAAGTCTTGCAGTTTTTGCAAGTTATCTTGTCTTCTTTTAATTTCGTCTATCTTTTTCTGAACTTGTTCTAGTTCTTTCTTGATATCCATTTTTGTTTTAAATTCTTCCCCGTAAACCACCCCACGAAAATCCACACAATGGGTTCTTGGTTTAGGTAATTATTATTTAGCGTTTTCCACCACCCATTTTCTTCAACATTTTCTGTAATTCACTGGTAGAACCTACAAACATAGCATTATTTGTGACGGAAGAAGGACCTTTTTTCTGCTCCGCATCAAGATCTTTCATCTTCTTATGAAGATCTGCAAGCTTGTCAGTCATGTCTGCTACGTGTTTCATTGCCGCTACAGCGACTTCATACGCTCTAGGGTGCCCTGACTCCTGAGCAACCTCTAAGGCACCTTGTACCGCCTCCTGACCCTTGTCTATGAGAGTATATAATTCAGCACGGGTATATTCATAGTCCTTTTCCTTATCTTCTTTATCAGCAGAAGGTGGAGCAGGTTTAGATGGTTTACTTTCCTCAACAATTTCAGCACTAATGTTGAGCATATCTTCCATGTTTTCTTCTAGGCTACTCATAAGAATTCAATTCCTTCATTAAATCCAAAGTCATCTCCAGCATCAACTAGTGCGTCATCGTTAACATCGATTACACCATCTGTATTGATGTCTGTAGTTGCTTTGGGTGTATAAGTTCTTGTAATAGTTCTACGGTTGACAGCAGCATCACCAAGTGTTTCGTGAATGATTGCCTTCTTAATGATATCAGAAGTGCTGTAAGGACCATAGAGATAAGACTTCATGGTGAAGTTTAAAGTGTAGATGATATATCTACGTTCATAGAAACTATCATCCCATGCATCTTCATGAGAAATATTGTTTAATATAATAGCAACATCTCTCTTCTCATTCATATCTGGAATCATATTAAGAGTCACAGAGAATGATGGTTGAAAATATGGGAGAATTTGTTCTGTAATTTGTAATGCATCGTCTTGTGACTTTGCAATAACTCCTAATTCAAAACTTAAATTATAAGGAACAGGAACATACTGTACCCTTACTTCATTTTGATTATCAGCAATAATAGTTTTATATTTTTGAAGAGGAGATGTTTTACGAGTAGCATCATATTCAATTCCTGTCATCTCAAAATAGAGACGAGGTAAAGTAATTGCTACTTTTCTATTAGATTGGTTTTCTTCTAGACGAACTAAAAACTTTTGTTTAGGACCATATGCTAGAGGAACCTTAATGGTTTCTAAAACATCACCAGTACTAGGATCAGTACTCTTCATTTCAAGATTATTGAAAAGAGTACCGAACGCAATAATGTTCTTACGAACAATCTGATTATAAAAATGTGACCCTAACATTAGATACTACCTGTAAAATTACCAGCTTCACCAAATGGATTACCTTCAGTCCAGTCAATGATGTCATCAGCTTCATCTTCGATCTGTCTATTCTGATCGTAGTTACTGTTCGTATTATTTAGAGTATCGAAAGTTTCAGGACTCCACTTAGCACCAGAAGTCAGTCCAGTAATGACTTCAGCAGTGGTGAACGTTCCTGTTCTGTTGATGACTTGGAGTGCTCTTGTTGTGCTATCCCATGACTTGACTTCAGCTCTATTGTCCTTAGGTGAATAATCAATGGTGACAGTAGGAGCAGATGTGTAACCTGACCCAGCATCAGTAATAGTAATCCCGTTAACGATGCCTGTGCTGCTAACCGTCGCAGTTGCTGTCGCTCCACTTCCTCCACCTCCTGTAATAGTCACTGTTGGTGGTGTAGCAACTTTATAATGAGAACCACCGTCTGTAATAGTTATGCCACTTACAGCATCCCCTGTAATAGTTGATGTAGCTTTTGCTAGGAATTCATCACCAACAACTTCTTCACCCACAGTAAAGTCTCCTGTGCCACCAGGATCCATAAAGAGTTTGACTGCATTATCAAATAGTTCTTCTACTGCATCAATCTCTGCAACACCAGTATCAAAGTCGTCACTACCGACTTCATAGATCTCAGCGGTAATAGCATAAAATTGAATCTTACCAAACTGATAGAATGGTTCTTCTTTTCCTACAAATTTAATTTCGTATATATCTTCTGTCAACGGAAAGTATAGTAAGTCTCCCTCATTGGGTCTTTCTGGCACAGTCAAGGTAGGACTGTGTTCTGCTACTTCTTCTGACCATCGTCTTGTAGACACACGAAACATTACTTCGTCTGTAATTCTTAAACCGAACTTGGAGATGAACTCAGCGTTGTCACCAAAACCTGTAACGTTCTGTAGAAGCATTTCAATTTGGAATTGATCTTGATACTTAGTGTATCTGACCTCATCCAGAGTGCTATCTGCTAAGACCGTTTTAGGGAGATAATATATATCTGTACCAAACAACTTGATTTGTTCATCCACAAGATCCTGTACGAGACCTTGTTCGCCACTGTGACCTTGGTAGTAAGTTGGAAAATAGGGACTGGTAGGCATTTTATCCGATCATATCCATAGGTGGAAGTGCATACTTACTGAGAACTTCGCTTTCGATTTTCTCAATTTCTGCAAGTGCGTCTGTGTAGATCTCTCTACCATTAAGGGTAACGCCGCCTGGTAATTGAACATTGGTATATTTGATTAAGTTCTGACCCCACTGTCTCTTCATAAGAGCAGTAGCGTACTTCTTAACAAATGGATCATTGTTCATTTCTGTAGCGTCTGTAGGATCAATGAGACGATGACATTCAATAAGAAGTTTAGTCTCTGCTTTAAGAAAGTCTTTATCTACATCAAGATACAAACGATCACGACGTGCCGTAAATCTAAACTGTTGGAATGCTCCATTGTTTAGAACCATATCTAGAGTTTCTAGATATTGCTTAGTCATAAAATAATTAAGAATATCAAGTGATCCGAATGCATATAGATCATTCAAGAATAACTGATACTCAACACCAAAGAGATTAGAACGAATTGAATTACTAACAAGACCAAAGACTTTACTAATACCAGTCACATGAGCTGGGATTGGTATGTAGTTAGTTGCTTCTTCCCAAGTTGTTGCTCCTTCCGAAGTTGTTGCAGTAGCAGCAAAACGAGTTATATCGTCATCAGTAAGTTCGTGATATAAAAATGCACGCTCCATACCATTGTAACAGTTCTCTTGGAAGAACTGAAACGTGTCGTCTATTACGTTGTTGACTTGTTCGTCATCAATGTTAATTTGCAACACTGGTTCGCCAAGTTGCCTCTTACAATATGTGATGAGTTCAGCCTTAGAACTTGGAGATGCCATTACACACAAAAAATCCCTTCTTACCTATTTAGGAAGAAGGGATCTAATACTATTCTGCTGTAGGTACTGCAGGTGTTTCACCCTCTTCAGGAGGGTTTAATAGATTAAGAGTTTCCAAACCACCAATGAGTTTGAGTCTGTATTCTTCTGCTTTCGCTAGATTTTCTTTCAACTCAGTGATTTGTTTTTCTGCGTTTCCGAGTTGCTCTTCAAAGTTTTTCTTTAATTGCTCAGGAGTTTGCTGTGCCATTGTGATCACGTAAAATAGTGTGTGTATTATTTAGTAGTCTTTCTGGGCTTCCATTTGAACCACTTATTTTTTGGACATTGTGCATCTTGAAATTGCACTTTCGCTTGCATAAAGCAATTGCAAATTTTACATTGTTTTGTTACCTTACGAAAATGTTCACATTCAAGACACGTATCATACCTCTCCTTACTGATTCTCCTAGGAACCATAAGGAAAGGAGCGTGTTCTTCCATCATTCACTCAACCAAGTCATTATACAATATCCGCAACCTGCATAACCACCAGTACTTCCAGTGTTTCCACCAGCAGTAATAGAGTTATTAGTAGTTGCTGCGTTATATGATCCTCCTCCACCACCATGGGTGCTGTAAGAAGACCACTGTCCTGCTGTACATCCTCCAGTATATCCACCGCCACCGCCAGGACCAGATAACTGACCTCCGCCGCCACCGCCAAATCCACCAGAGTTAGCAAGACCTCCAGTAGTATAACATGTATTTCCTGTACCGCCTTGTAATCCGTTATTATATCCTTGTCCACCAATAGCGGGACCACAGTGAGTTCCACCACTTTGTCCATCACCATTTAATCCACCACCAGCACCGCCATGGTAACTACCGTTAGCATTTCCACCTTCACCAACAGATGGTGCAGAAACACTGTATGAACAGGTGAAACTTTGTACACCCTGAGTAGATTGTCCTCTTCCGATGTTTGTATCTCTAGTACATGAAGTACCCCAAGTGTTACCAGCACTACCACCAGCACCACCAGCTGCCATCAATAGATTATTGTTGGTATTGTCATATACCCATGTCGCTCCACCGCCACCAGCCTCATTTCCATGAGGCGAAGAATAGTCACCACCACCAACACCAACAACCATAGTGATTCTTTGGTCTTTGGTTAGATAGAAGTCACCAGTTGCTGATGCACCATACATGATGGTAACACCTCTGTTAGAACATTTTCCTCCTCTTGCTCCACCAATTTCAAATCTGTATAAACCATCTTTGGGAATAGCAACAGTTTGATATCCTTCAAAACCTGCTTGATATAAGAAACGATTATTACCTGCCCATGCACCAGCATTGTTCTGATAATTAGATTGCATAGTAACAAGGTCAGGACCCTCGTTTTCACCACGAGCAACCAAACTCTTGAAAAGCATTGAGTTGGTTCCGTTGTTTGTTTGATTCTCGATATCCCACAAGTCGTTACCAGTACCAATGTCAGTTAGTCCCCAGTTATCAAAAGGACCATAAATCTGGATATAGTTAATATCAGAGTTATACACAATCTGACCCTGTTCAGGAGACAGAGCATCGATTTGTGCTTGCGTCAGAACTGGAATTTGTAATGCTCCAGTCAATCTGATTTTTTCTACTGTAATGGAAGACATACTATTCCTTGAAATACTATTACGATGTTAATTTTATTTATCAACCTACAGAATTACTTGGATCGATAACTCTGTCTGGTCTATTGAGTGCGTCTCTTGGATCTGGTTCATCAACATCTAGTTGCCATGCTTTTTTAGATTCATCCCATGAGAATGTATCTTTTGCCGAACCAGAGTGTTGAAATTCAGGTGGTACTGAATCTTGTGAATATGGTCCTACAGGAGCAATCCAGTCAGTTCCATCCCATACCCATGATTGATATGGTTTAGGTGGTTTAGGAACAGCAAACATAGTTTCTGATGTTGACTGATTAAATTCTTCTCCACCAGTAATCACAATTTTATATGAGTCATCACAGTCCCATACAAAATCAAACTCTTCCAAATATGGAGCTTTGTTTGTTTTATGACGGAGTGCTTCTGAAATAGGCCAGTTATAATTTAACAACTGTTCCTTTTCACCAGATGCTCTGAAAATTTTAATTCCAAAATTTAATTTCTTGAAATCAAATTCAGTTACTCCTCCACGTGTAAATCCAAAAGACACGTGAAGATCTCTGGAAGCACTAACTTCCTTAGTTACCGTCCAAGTATTGGCACCAACATCTTTAATAGCGATAAGTTTGTTCATTGTTGTCTATTAGAATTAACTGAAATCTACTTGTTGTCCTGCTTTCGTAGGAGTCCATTCAACACCATCATAAAATTCCATGTAACCAGTGGTTTTGTTATAAATTAACGCACCTTTACCTGTAACATCTGGTGAATTGAAATAATTATCTCTTTCTGTTGTGGTCATCATTGCAATGACTAAACCTCCAGTGATATTCACCTGATCTACAATAAGTTCTGATCCTGCTGACATTTTAATATATTAGATCTTCAACGGTATTTATAAGATAGTCCAACTTGCATTATTACCAAATACAATGTCAACACCAGAGGCAACGTAGATAGGACCATTTGAGTAGGACTTACTGTTTGGTTCTAAATCAACATCATATAGAATAGTATCGTTGAATGCTTTAATAATACCCTGTGAGTCTTGATACTGTCTGACTCCACCAATATAAGTAGTACCTTGAACGTTAAAGTCTCCCTCAACATCCAATTGGAATCCAGGATCCTTATCACTAGTGAAACCAATACCAACTTTAGATGCTCTGTAGATATCATTGCCGTTAGGTGATTCTGTCCATCTAGAAGTAACGAATTCAGAGTTGTTCTGGAATAGTTGACCATTGATGTTCATATCACCACCAACGTTCAGGATATATGTCCTTAGTTGGTTATTTGCTTCAGGGTCATTACCTTGGAAAGTAGTAGTGTTAATACCGACTCTTGCATTTGTACCATCAAACTCACCTGCGATAATAGTTCCACCACCGAAGGAGTTACCACCATTAGCACTAGTGTATTCAACAGCAAACATGTTATCAGCAACAAAGTTACTACCAACTCTGTAGTTTCTGAATCCTGCTGCACCAAGTAATGTTAAACCAGCACCAGCATTATCAGAACCATCACCAGAAACAAAGACTGCATCAGTTTGGATAGTATTATCTGCACTAATTGCATTGTTAGTACCACTATTCTCGATAAGGAGACCACCATCACCTTGGATAGTTAATTCGTTTTGACTATTGGTACGGAAGATAAAGTCTCTATTTGATGCTCTACCGTTAAAGATCCAGTGTGCTCCTTCGCCAGGATGTGTACTTACAGTTGCTCCAGATGACAAGAACATCATCGCATGATTTGCATCATCGAAGTATTCACTCTTACCACCATCAAAATACATGAAGTGGTCGTCTGGGGTGTCATGTCCTTGTAGACGTAGAGCACCAACTGTTCCACCTTGGATGTCTAATGTTAGACCAGCAACTAGAGTTGTTCCTGTGTTAAGACCAACGTTGTTATTTGATACATCAACAAAGAGTGTACCACTATCAACATTTAGATCTCCAGTAATATCTACAGTATTGAGGAAGTCAACTTCACCAGAAACTGATAGACCCTGTGTAGCAGCAGAACCAGTACCGATGGTTAGACCACCAGTCATTGTGTCTCCTTCCTTAAGAACGTTAAGTGAAGCAGCACCAATTAGTTCAGCACCACCAGCAACATCTAGGGTGATAGTTCCAGCAGAGAATCCACCGCTGCCATCACGCTTAACTGCAGTGTCTGCAATATTTGATGTCTGGAATTCAATGTTACCTGCGTTCCAGATAACAGATCCATTTGCAGTAAATGCATCTGCGTTTTCTACCTGAACGTTAAGTGAACCTGAACCATCAGTTGCAGTACCACCAGATGCCACGATTGCAGCATTATAGTTTGCAGTTAGTGCAGAAGAACTGAAGTAGATACCTGGTGAGGAAGCAATACCATCTTTTCTACCAAGTCTGAGGTTTGCAGTAGATCCATCACTCTCAAGAGTAGCAACAGGAATTGTGTTACCAATATCAATTGTGAAGTCTTGGAATTCTTTTCTATCTGATGCTGTACCAATTGTTTCAGCACCAACAAAGTTACCAGTTGTTAGTCTACCAATAATGATTGTGTAATCATTTGCATTGTCTTGAGTATCATTGTTAATTACAATGTTATCAATCTCAATAACACCAGTACCCTGACCATTAGCATTATAAAGGTTAACTGTGTTACCTGGTGTAAATGGTGTAGCATTTAGAATCAATCCAGAGATATAGACCTTATAACGAGTATCACCATTATAAGATCTTACTTCGATCTTATCTTTAAATGCAGTCTGATCAATCCAGTCAGGTAGTCTATTATCAGATAGAACTCCATAGTTAATATTGAGAGCATTCTGATACCAAGTACCTTGTCTGTTATCAAGTTTGTCAGCGTCTAGGCCAGATCCAATACCATCGTTAAGTGAGTTCCACATTAACGCCCATGAACCGAAGCTGGTAACACCAGTTCCAGAACCACGTAACCACATATTGTCATTATCAGTAAATGCAAGTTGTCTTACACCACCGAAGGAAGCGTCAAAACTTGTACCACCTGATCTAATAGTCAGTACTAAGTTCTTAGCACCACCATCATCTAACTGGTTAGAACTATTATTAACAGTGTTAGAAACAACACCACCAACGAAGTTATCAGGAGATGGGTTAGAAGTTGGGTTGTTAGTACCAGTTTCTAGTCTTAGTGAGTTACCTGCAGAACCAGAAACACTAATGTTATATGAACCAGACAATCTGTCTTGTGGTAGAGTACCAGCATTCTGGTTACCAGAGTTTAGATAGAAAGCACCTTGAGCACCGTCTAGAAGGTCAGCATCAAGACCAGAGTCAGCACCAACGTTTAGATCAACAGAACCGTTACCTGATACACCGATAGTAAACTGAGACTTCTTAAATCTTGCAACACCAATCGTACCATATAGGTCAGAAGAAATAGTAAGATCAGAAACTCTCTGAACGTCAACCGCAACGTTTGCATACTGTCTATTAACAGTACTTACCTTAGCAAGTAGAACTAGACCAGAACCAGCACCAATTTCGTTTGGTGCTTGAGTGATATTAAAGTCAGCATCAAATCCAGTACCACCGTCAGTAACAGTTAGTTCTACAATAGAACCACCAGTAATAACTAAGTTACACTTGAGTCCTGTACCAGTACCACCAGTAAGATCAAGGTCAAAGTATTGACCATTAGTGAATCCAGTACCACCATTAGAAATAACGATGCTATCAACAAAGTTACCTTGGGTGTAAGTAGAATCAAAGATGATTGGAGATTCACCACGTTCAAATTCAATAACAGTACCAGCAGAGATTGATGCAGTTGCTGGGTTGTTAACTGAAATAGTTGTAGAACCACCAGTTGTTAGAACACCAGTAATATTGGTGTTAGGTTGGATACCAACAACGTTGTTTAGAATCTCGTGACCAACTAATGCTTCAGGTAGAGTGGAAAATACCATCTCACTAGAACCACTATTGAAGTTCTGAGTTAGTTTAGCAAAGTATCTCTTCTCAGCACCCTTAATAGACTGAACCGCTAGTGCGAAGTTCTGGTCACCACGTAGGAACGTGAAGGAGTTTGCAGCACCACCAGATGCTAATCTATCAGATTCAATAACACCAGATACAATGTCAGTTGCAGCAATCTGGTTGGATGATAGAGACACCCAGTTGTTAGCATCACTAGAAGAGGTGTTGACTGCTCTGTCAACATCAATAGTAACTGAAGGAACATCACTAGAATCAAATTGATCAGTATCTTCGATCTTAATTCTGTTAACAATATCACCATATAGTCTAGACTCAATTAATGCATTACCTGATGCTTGAGTACCACTACCCTGTGGAGCAGAGATATTTACAGTAGGTGGAATGGTATATCCTTTACCACCTTTAAATCCGTTGAATGCAATAATGTCGATTGCAACAACCTCACCGTTTGCAATAACACATTCTGCTTTTGCTTCAACTGAACCAGACTGAGGATTACCACCAGTAAGAGTAATAGTTGGAGGAGTTGCATAACCAGAACCACCATCACTGATAGTGATTGAATATACAACACCTTGTCTGTATTCAGTTGCTTGTAAACGACCACCAGATACACTACCAGTAAAGATATCACCAAGAGTAAACTGTAGTGAAGTATCAACACTAAATGATAGGAACTGACTGTCTAGGTCATTGTTAAGAATGAATGACGTTGAGGTATCTTGTTCAATTGCGATGTCACCAGCAAGTGCTCCTTCGATTGCAAGTCTTTCTGTTTGGTTAGCAACAGTGTAAACTTCAAAAGGTCTAAGTGCTGGAATCTGGTCAACAGATATCTTACCAGAGTCAGTCAATTCAACCAGTGCTCTAGGAACAGCGTTAGTAGAGTATGGTTTGTTGATGTAAGGTCCTAAGTTGTTAGTGATGTAGTCTCTAACTGCCTTCTGAGTAGGTAGTTTAGAGTCACTAGAGTTAGCACCACCCAATGTGTTAGATGCGTCGAAACCAGTAACAACAGTGTCTCCACCTTTTAGTTTCAAGAATTCAACTTCAGAGATCGTAACAGTACCAGTAAAGGTAATAGCACCAGTTCTGTTCTCAATCTGTGCGAATGTACCAACCTTGAAGTCTCCAAGTTCGTCAGTACCTGAACAGTAAACTCGACCATAGTTCTGAGATACTTGCTCGTTAGCAACAACCTTAGTACCACCGTTCTCAGGTAGTGCTAGGTAGTTAGTACCAGATCCAGCAAATTCCCAAGTGTGAGAAGAAGAGTTAACAATAGATGGTCTGTGTAAATTAATTGTTTCACCAATCAGTGATCCAGGAGAGATCTGCTGTCCAGTAGCAACGTTAGTTACATCAACTGGATCTCCAGTACCATTATCAATAGTTAACTGTGCAGAGAAAGGAGGACCAACTGTAACAGCACCAACAGAATCAACAAAGAATTCAATATCTGGGTTGGTATTATAGTGACCATCAATCTTAATAACGTAATGTTCTAGTGGTTCTCTACCAAGATCACCAACAGTAAAGATGGTTCTACCAGTAGGAGTAGAAGAAACGTTTGTAATTGTACCAACGTCAAATACATATGGTTCATCTCTATATCCACTAGCACGTAGAGCGTAGATACCAAAGTTAGTAGCAGAGTTAGTGATAGATGCATAACCACCAGACTCAGAAAGAACACCATCAGCACAGAAGATAACGAACACAGACACCAACTGAACATAACCATCGTTGATAATCTTATATCCTGTACCACCAAAGGACACAATCGTGAATGCAGATGCAACCATCGATTTACCCTGATTCGGGAAGGTAGCAGTACCATCAAGTTCTAATCCAGGGAATGGGCAGTTAGGTTGCTTGACCTTAGCACCATCAACCTCAGCACCGCCACCACCTAGGAAGGAGATAACAGATGCGTTCTGGGTATATGGAGATGCTTCAATGATTGGATAATCATCATAGAAACCACGAATTGCCATTCGTGTATTGTTCTGGTCATAGATGAAGTTATCTGGATATGTACGAAGTTCAGAAACATCATACAGAGTTCCATAGTTCTTAGTAATTGAACCAGGTTCAATTGCAGTAGAAGATTCAGGGTTAGCAGCATACTCAAGAACACCATCGAAAATCTCCATTTCAGTAGAGATAGTAGATTCTACACCAGCACATAGAGGTGCAGATCCTGCACCATATACACTAATTGATTCGTTCTTAGTTCTTACAAATGTATGTCCTGCTTGTGGAAGATGCTTAACAGCATTGCTAGATGCACCAACGAATGTGTGAGCAGCACGAGGTTCAAACTTAATAGCGTTAGGTGATGCACCCTTAAAGAAGTGAAGTGATCCAGAAGCGGCACCTCCAACACCTACGTTAACTGTAATCCATCCAGTCTGTCTTTGAATTGCATTAGCAGAAGCACTTACAAACGAATGTCCACCAGTATAGGAAGAGTTTCCAGTATTGATTTTAAATGTGTTTGTAGTTACACCTGAAATAGGAATCCAACGACCAGAGATATAATCAAATCCTGCACGTGGATAAGAACTACCAGCACTTGCAACACCAACATTAAGAGTAATAGTTGTGCCAGTTGCAGCAATAATATCTAATGATGTGTTGTATGCAGGGTCAGTTGCACGAGGATAAGTATGAATTGTATTATTCTTATCTTTGTCACAAGTAAATGCTAGAGAATCAGGAGCAAGTCTAACTGCAGTTCCTGCTTTTCTAATAGCATTTGCTTTACCACTTACAAATGTGTGTACATCTTCGTTAGTAGAAGGTGCAGAATCCAATACTTGGATGTTAAATGTATTTTGAGTAACAGCAAGAACTTCAATCCACTCACCACTTACAGGGTCAGAAGAACGAGGATAAGCAGTTCCTGGAGAACTAACACCAACATTAACAGTGATTGTAGTAGTGGTTACACTGTCAATAGTAATTTGCTTTCCAGCAAATGGATCAGTCTCACGTGGATATGCATGAGTTGTATTATTATTATCTGCAGTACATGTGAATTTTAATGACTCATTTCTGATTTGAATTGTATCAGAAGTTGATAGACCATGAGCAGTGTTATCAGTCTTCTTAAGACTTATCTGTAAAGCACCTGTAGTAGGAGTATAATCAGCATCACTAACATCATATGGAATACCATTCTGATCTAGGATAATACCAAGACCATCTACAACATTACCAACATAGTTGTGGGTGCCAGCACCATATGCACAACTGAATGTTACAGCACCATCTTCTAACTTAACTTTATCACCAACAACCAAACCGTGGTTGTTAGATGTGATACTCATAATACCCGATGTTGGGTTATATGTTGTACCAGATGCAGCAGTAAATGTCTCCTCAGCAGTAAGACTATGAGTACCGATAGTTAGTACTAATTCACCAGTTGCAGGATCATAAGTTGCATTAGAAACGTTATGATTAACATTGGTAGTTGCACCTACGTTTACTGAAAAAGTATTCTGAGTTACACTGCTAATAGTAAGATTCGCTCCAGATGCGGGATCACTTGGTCTAGGATATGTCTTAATCTCACTGTTACCATCCATTGCACATCTGAATGATAATGCATTGTTAGCAATCTGAATTGTATTAGATGTAGATAATCCATGATTATTAGAACTAATAACCATCAAACCTGAAGCTGGAATATATGATACTAACGTAACTGGATTAGGTAAGTTACCAACGTTAGAAGTAACTCCATTTGCTACAGCAGATACAAATGTATGTGTATAGTTACCACCTGAGGTTACTGCATTACTTACAACACCACCAACATAAGTGTGAACACCTGAACCACCTAAAGCACAAGCATAAGTTAGAGAATCATCTTCAATTAAAACATAATCACCATTACTGAATCCGTGATCAGGAACTGTAAATGTAATCTCACCAGTTGCTGCATCGTATGGAGCATCAGTTGGTGTATGTAAACTCTTCTCAACAGCAGTAATAGCAATAGACTTACCTGCTTGTGGATCAGTTCCAGCACGAGGATAAGTATGATCAGTAGCATAACCGTCTTGATCACAAGAGAAGGTTAATGAATCATTTTCTATAACAATATTGCGTCCTACACCTAGACCATGTTGACCAAGATAGAAATCTAGTTGACCAGTATTTGCTGTATAATTTGCCCATACTGGAGTGAAGTATCTGTTGGGAGGAGCAATACCAATATTAACACTAACAGTTGTTTCAGTAACAGAAGAAACAGGGATTGATCTTGAACCAAATGGATCGATTCCAGGACGTGGATACGTCTTCTGAGAATCATTATTATCCATATCACAGGTAAATGTCAATGAATTAGGTTCAATGATAATACCTACGCCTGGATTTAATCCATGATCTTCACCAAGAGTTAATTCTAAAATACCAGTAGTTGGATTGTATGTTGCATCAGATGGAGTCCACTGTTGATCGGGACCAGAAGCACCAACATTAACGGTATAAGTATTTTGAGTTGTACCAGTAATCTGTAGAGAGTTTCCATATGCCTGTTGTCCGAGACCTGGTAGATAGTGTTCAGTTTTATTACCATCCATTGCACAAGTGAATGTGAATGATTCAGGTGCAATACGGATTGTGTTGGATGTAGTTAATCCATGGTTATCAACAGTAACTACGAAATCACCATTAGCAGGGTTGTAAGTAGCATTAGTTGGAGTGTGAATTGCAATAGCAGCAGATCCACTAGAATCAGTTAAGATATTCCAATCTTCAAAGATAGGAATTGGAGTACTTATCTCAATTGGATTGTAGATAATAAGTGTTTTATTTGTTGCAGCAGATACAAATGAATGAGTAGAACCAGCTGCAGTTCCTGCAATACCAACATTACATGTTACAGTAGTAACTCCACTGTTAGATGAGACAGCAACAATATCAATACTCTTACCATAATATGGATCAGATTCTCTTGGATATGCATGTTCTGTAGCATCACTATCTTGATCACAAGTAAATGTTAGACCACCTTCTTGGAATGCAATCTTATCATTCGTTGTGATTGATTGAGTTGGATCAGGGAAACTAACAGTGATGTTTCCATTACTTGAATCGTATGATGCAAATGATGGAGTAGTCTGAACAACGTCACCACTAGACCAGTTACGCATTGCTGCCTTTGCGTAATATTCAACTCTTTCAAAAGCGTATCTAGTTTGTGGTAAGAATCCAGAATCAATACCAGTTAGTGCAGCACCTGTATAATACAATTCTGCATTAGTAACAATACCAGAGTTACCACCAAGTACAAGGTCTCTGATTAGAGCACCAAGAACTAATCTAATATCTCTACGACATTTTCTCTGATCTACATCACTAAGTGATAGTGTTGGATATCTATTTTCTGTATCTGCAAGTGCTTGCTCAGCAATAGCATCCTTGTTTCTCGCAATCAAGTATGCAGCATCAAGATATGTTCCAGAAGAATTATTTGCTAGAACATCTACCCATAAGAATGATAGAGTATCAATAGCAGCTCTTACATCATCACAAGCAACACCTTGTGCATTGGTAGCAGTTGATGTAATAATAGTATCATCAAAGTATCTTGGTAGAGATGAGAATACAGGAGTGTAGATAGGATCATTAGGAGTACCGTTTCCAGTCCTCCAGTTTCTCATACAAGTAATTGCTAGTTGTCTAGTATACTCAACTGCACGAACAGTTTGAATGATCTCATTCTCAACAAATCCAATCTTAGCACCAACAATATACTTCTCAGCACCTTCAATGATGTTAAAGTTTGAACCAAATTCAAGGTCTCTAACTAGAGCATTAATGAAGTGAACAACGTCTTGACGACATTGATCATCACCAAGACGAATATTAAATGCTGGATATTTCTTTTGTCCTTGAGGGCAAGATACAACAATATCAGCAATCTTAACAACTGAATCTTCTGCTAGATTTGGAACTGGAGCAGAGGTTGTAACGGTAGCAAAACCAGCAATGTGATCATAAACAAAGTTAGTGACATTAAATTGTTGTCCACCAAAGTCTACAGTACCACCACTTACATAAGTATGTGCATCTGTAGTAGGTCCAAGGTAAATCTTAAAGTCAGAACCACCAGTGCTTAATGCATTAGTAGCTGCTCTTCTGAACTGGTGTGCAGATTGTGGTAAATGCTTAACAGCACCATTAGTTGCACCAGCAAATGTGTGAGTTTGTCGTGGTAGATGCTTAATAGATCCTGCAGCACCAGTAACAAATGTATGAGGATACTGATCAGCAGGGGCAGAAGCACCAACATTAACTGTGATAGTTCCAGTTTGTCTCTGTAGTGAATCAGCAACAGCACTTACAAATGTATGATTACCAGTGTAAGAAGAAGTTCCAACATTAATTTCAAATGTGTTTTGAGTTTTATTATTAATTGCAAACCAACGTCCACTTGACTTATCCATTCCTGCTCTAGGATATGAATGGTTGTCAATATTACCATTTAGATCACATGTATATGTGAGAGCATCATCATCGAGTTTAACGTAATCTCCATTAGAGAATCCATGATTACTAACAGTAATCTCAATAACGCCAGTTGCTGCATCATATACAGCATCAGTTGGAGTATGAGTTGTATGTCCTACTGCAGTAATATCAAGAGATTTGTTAGATGCAGGGTCAGTTGATCTAGGATAAGTATGCTGAGTAGCATTACCATCCTTGGTACAAGTAAATGTTAAGGCGTTGTTGTTAATAACAATGTTTCTACCAACTCCAAGACCATGCTGTCCAATGGTAATGGTCATTTCTCCAGTGCTAGGAGTGTAAACAGCATCAGTTGGAGTGAAATATACATCGTCTCTAGGAATACCAATATTCATAGAGATTGTAGTATCTGTAACCGCAGTTAGAGGAACTGATCTCTGAGCATATGGGTCAATACCAACACGTGGATATGTCTTAACGGACGAATTACCGTCCATGTTGCAAGTGAACGAAAGTGAATTAGGTTCAAATACAACACCTTCACCAACAGCAAGTCCATGAGTTCCAACAGTAAGTTCCATGATACCTGTTGAAGGATCATAGATTGCATTAGATGGTGTAAATTCTTGGTTAGTTTTTGTCTTACCTACGTAAACTGTAAAGGTATCGTTTGTTTTAGATAAGATAGGTAAAGACTTACCTCTAGAATAATGGTGAATTTGTGGGTTAGAATGCTCTGTCCTGTAACCATCCATGGCACAGACAAATACAATAGAATCGTCAGCGACTCTAATACCATCACCAATATCTAATCCATGACCAGTAACTGTAAATGTAAGTAAACCAGAAATTGGATCATAATCAGCATTACTTGGGGTAAACTGATTAGTTGGTGTACCACCAATATCATATGCTGCATAATAATCTTTACTAAATTCATTGTTAATTCTACCAACAACTTCATCAGCAATAAAGTCTCTGTTATTACGTAGTAATTGAGAGGCGTCTTGATATCTTCTTTCTACAGGAGTAGATAGAGGGAATGTGTTTGGAGAGTTTAGTAGTGATAATGTAACAGACTTGGAGTAAGACTTTACAATTGCGTTTTGACCTGGATCAAAGTTTGCATTTGTTACACCAGGATATTTCTTTGGAATAACAAAACGTCTTGCACGACCATCAGCATCGTATAGAACCTTATAGATTCTTTGCTTACCATTAAGAGCTGATAAATCTGGTGCATTTGTTGGAAGACCTTCAATAACAATTTCTTGACCTTCTTTAAATTCGTGGAAGTTATCTCTACCAACTAGTTCATTGGTGTAGACTATAACACCACCAATATCTTCTGCGTTACCAAACTGTTCATTTTGGAAACCATTTTGAGTAATACTTGGATCTCCTTGTAGAGAGAAGTCAAGTCTTGCAATTGGTAATTCAGAAACAATATCTTCATTAATTTCAACAACTTCACCCTCAGCTCTAATTGATTTTAGAGATGTGGTATCAATTCTTTCTACAACAATATTTGCTGAAAGTAAATCAATATTTGCTGTTCTAGTACTATCCCATGTAGGAGAGTCTAAAATAGGTACAAAATTTACAAGCCAGTAGCTGGGAGCATCATCATCGATGATTTCTTTAACTTCATAGAAACCTGTAGTGAAATCAATATCGTCAGTATCATCAAGATAAACATATGTACCTGGTGGAATATCTGAAGATGGATCATCAGTTAGTTTTAACTGCATTTCACCAGTAGTTTCAGTTACAGTAAGTCCAAGATCTGATCCTGCAGTACCTGCAACAATATAATTAAAACTTTCACCCTCTAGGAAAGAACCACTGGTTAGGGTAACATCCAGTGTACCAGTTAAGTACGATCCAACACCAACTGTTTGATCGAATTCAACACCAATAATGTTTGCTCTAGAACCAGTGTTAAGACCAATAACCTCTTGACCAGTTTGTAGATTTGATAAACCAGTGTTCTCTTGGAATCTAACACGGAACTGATCAGGTCCAAAAATCTGGTGACCAACTGGGAAATTAACACCAGCGTCTCCATTAGTGTCTTGGTCGATGATAATTCTTTGCTTATCATCAAATACCATAGCAAAGTCCCAAGTAGAGACAGGATCTCCAATTGAGTCAACTTTATCTCTATAGGTAACACCAATCACATAGTTCTTATCACCGAACTTAAAGATGTGTTTACCAGGATTACCAGGACGGATGATAACCAAACGTAAGTTATCACCAACAACTGACGCATCAGGAGGTAGTGAAATTGGGTTATCTTCTACATAATCTCCACCAGAAACAATAATAGTTTCTTTAACACCAGGAGTTGTCCATGCTAATTGTGCTGCTTTCTTAACAGTTCTAACAGGGTTTACAGCAGAACGACCATCGTTTTCGTCACTACCAATCTGCTGTGAAACGTAAATACGTCCACCAACGTCATTCGTTGCTAGGTTAAGGACGTATTCTGTAGTTGCAATTTTGTTTGATCTATCACCAAGTAGAGGTGTTACAGAACGAGGGAAAATACCATCGTCACCTGTTTGATTATATGCGAAAGAATTTTCGTCTTGGACGCGGAAACCAATGTGTCTGAACTGAACTTCTCCGTTTAGTTCTACACCATCGATATGTGTTGGAGCATCATCTGGATCAGTCTTACCAGTATTAAGTGCCTGATAAACGTTAGCACCAAAATATCTGTAGGAATTTTCCTGAATAATAACATTGCCATCCCAAGGGATACCAGTGTTATTCATAAAGTTCTTCAGATATGGTGCTCTGAAGTTGGCGTCAGGAGTAATAAAGTTATCAATATCAAGGTTTAGAATTCTCGCCGTATCAGAAATGATAGAGGTTGAAGTTCTAATAGCACCGTTGATGTCAAGTTCAAAGTCAACAGTATCAAGAGCAGATTCAGCAGTTGCACCAAAACCTTGTTCGCTAGTGATTGTTACAGAGGGAGCAACAGTATATCCAGAACCTGGGTTGTTAATGGCGATGTTAACAACCTGACCATTGAAGATGAAAGCGGAGGCGAGGGCTTGGATACCACCTGCTACGTTAGGAGGTCCAATAGTAACACTAGGAGCAGTACTGTATCCAGAACCTGGTGTTAGAATAGTAATATTATTAACTCTTTGTCCAGTTCGGTTGATACCAACACGTGGCAATCCCGTAACTTCGTCAAGCTGTGTACGTAAAATTTCGCGTTCAGATGACCCTGTACCACCTCTGATGGTTAGTTCATTATCACCGACGAGTTTGGGTGCGCCTCCCCTAATAAACTCTTTATCGGAATTGATATTAAAACTCATGGTGCTGTTTAGCTCCGCCTATTTTTCCTCTGTTTTATTTAGCACTACTGCCAATCGATAGCAATAATTTGAGTACAAACAACCCACTTAATAGTGTTTGTAGTACCTGCTCTGGTTGTAGAGTAGCTAAATCTGTTTAGAGATCCAATAGGTGCAATAGACCAAGTTTGTCCGTCTGGTACGTCATCTTTAATTACAGTTGTCATAGAAGACAAACATGTGACAACGCCAGAAGCATTTGCATGTACAGTAGATTCAATCTTTGCTGTGAACACAGTACCTTGAGGATTTACACCAAGAATATGTCCAGTAATAAAATTAACAGTATTTGGATCAATTGTGATTTGAGTTCCAACATCGTCAAGTGCTAGTACAGCAGTATTAGTACCTCTAAGAATAAAAGTGTGAATCTTACTGTCACTAAAATGACGATTTCTTATTTCAAAAGTGTTGAAATCCTTTCCGTTTCTATTTTCATCGACTACAACAGTCTTGTCGATTGAAAATCCACCAACTGAGTCGAGCTTCTCTTTAATAGATGCCATTTTTATTTCTTAGTAACGTGTGAAACTACCGTGATATTAACAGCTTGAGTATCTGCCACACCACTACCTACGTTGATATTTAGACGCACTTCATTATTTTCGGTGTATACGAAATTAGGAGTAATCAAACTAATGTCAGTACGAATGTTTCCATACTCAGTAAAGATAACGTCAGTCCCATCATCAAGAACTCCAAATTCAATGAACTCTTTATCTCCAGTAGTTGGATTGTGTGCAGTAACAACAACCTTAGCAGAAAGTTCAGTTGCAGTTGTATAGATGATTGTACCTGTAACCTCTGTAGTTCCTTTAACTAAATTCAGATCCTTAGAAGTAATTCTAATATCTGTCATCTCAGTACTCTTAAGTTCTTTATCATATAGTTTAACTCCACTAAACACACCAGAACCAAATCCTACGTTAAATGTAAGATCTCCTTCATTGTCCAAACGTAAGATTGGATCAACAGTCAAACCAGCAGAAATACCAATGTCAAAGAACTGCTTTGCAGAATGTAGGAAAGTATTGGTTCCTGAAGTGTTATCTAACGTAGTATCTGCACCATTAATAGTAAGCAGAGATGCAGTCAATTCAAACTCATCACTAGTTACAGATCTTACTGTATCAATTGTATCAAAATCAAGGTGGGTTGTGGATAGTCTGAGAGTATTGTTGTTATCATTAAAGAAGTATAGAATATTCTCATTAGCGCCAGGTGAAGTCTCAGGAATAATGTAAGTATTCTGATCAACGTCTTTAACACCACCAAGAGAACCCCAGTTAGTTCCGTCGTATCCTTCAAACTGGAGAGAATCTGTATTAAATCTTACAGAACCACGAATAGAAACACCTCTTTCGTTATCACTACCAACAGGAATACTAAGTGAAGAAGCAGCATCAATAACAACTTTCTTACCAGAGTTTGGTCTGATAATCAAGTCATTAACATCTGTTGAAATAGTATTATCTGCAAATCTTAAATCACCATTAATTGATAGAGGAAGGTTACCAGTAGGTCCAATTCTCATCTCTTCAATTTCACTGAAGACTAGAGGTCCAACTGCAAGGTGAGTCCATTTAAGTTCTGCAGTACCGTTAACAAACTGAGTACCACTATCATCTAGTGGTGGGTTACCACTGGTAGCAGTAGTACCAGCAACCATTACTTCAAAGATGTTGTTCTCATACTTGAGGTATAGTCCAACAGTAACTGCTACGTTAGCAACCCAGTTCTGATAGTTAGGGGCAGCAGTATTTGAAGATCTAATATTCTTAGCAGATTCAAATGATAGGTGATTTTTAGTAAACTTAACAGAGTTGTCACCATCATTAATAAACCATAAAGTGTTGTCATTTGCACCAATAGATTCTTCTGCTAAGATTGTAGTATTACCATCTAAGTCTCTAACACCACCAAGAGAAGACCATGTAGAAGTATCTTCACTATATCCTTCATACTGTTTGGTGTTGGTATTAAATCTAATAGCACCATTTTGTGCATCAGTTGTAGGTCTTTCAGAATCACTACCTGATGGAATGACTAATGCAGTATTGTTAGTACACTTAACAAGTTTTCCAGTAAATGCTCTTAACTCAAGGTCATCAGTAGATGTTGTTGAGATAACATTTTCTGCAAGTCTAATCTTGTCATTAACGTTAAATCTTGTAGTAGTTTTAACTTCACCACTGGTTTGAATATTACCAGTAATATGACTCATCTGAATCAAATCATTGATATTAATAGCACCAGTAAAGATTGTGGAAGAACTAGCAATAGTCATACCACCAACATCGGTAGTACCCTCAATTAGAGGAGTCTTTACACGATTAGATGCTTCCCAAATTGAAGCATTACCAGTAGTAGAATTAAGAGTTCCAATTGTTCCTGATAATGACTGTACATCACTTAATGTGATAGTTCCAGTTTCAACATCATTTACAATAGTATCAACTTGAGTAACCTGAGCAACGATAAATTCAGCGTCAGAACCAAATACCCTAGGGTTGTTCTGATCAACCGTCATTGCTACTTCATTACCATCGGTTCCACCCTCATCATCGTGACCAGCACTAACTGCTTTACAGTAGTAGTAAAGTGGATTTGGAGTATCTGCTGATGGTCTAAATCTAACAATACCACTAAGTCTTTCAACACCGTTGGTATATTCAACACCACGGAAAGTACAAGTACAAGTACCAGCAATAAGAGCAGCAGTATCTAATGTAATACTTGTTGCACTATCAACAGACGCAACCTTAGTTCCAGCAACAATACCTTGACCTGCAGTCAAGACAACTTCCATTCCTGCTAAGATACCAGTTGTACTAGGAACACTAATAGCAAGTGAAGATTGAGCAGTAGTTACAGCAACATCCTCGATTTTACTAGGACCATTAGGACCATCGGGGAATGCACTGAATGCTAAGATGTGACCATCGTTACTATCGTTAGATACATCCCAGTCATAAGTATCACCACTGTACATGGTAATAGTTGGTTCTAGTTGATTATTGATTAGATATCTGTAACCATCTTTAATTGTGTTTGGTGTATAACTACCACCAGTTCTTTGAACACTAACAGTATCAGATGTCGCAAATTCACCTTCTTGAACTAGAACGTAGTCTACATTACCACCAATACTATTTTTGAATATAATAGTTGCTGTCTTCTCTCCACCATCTGTTAAGACATCACCAACAACCATGGTTGCATCTGCAATAGTTGTAGTAAAATCAATCTTCTGAGTATCAATATTAGTTACTGAAAAAGTCTGTGGAGCAACTAGAGAGATAGGATTGATTGATAGAATATCTTGGAATTCATAACCATTACCTGGATTAGCAATACTTGCAGCATCAATAACACCTAGAGTTCCAACTTCAATCTCCCAATCTGTAGATGGATTTGCACCATATTCAGGAGTAAATGTTGCTACAGCAGTACCTGGAGCCTCAGCGTCTTCAGACATCGTAACAACGTTGTTTGCTCTATCAACTTCGTCTACAGTAATCTCACCAGTTCCTAGTGATCCAGTACCAGAAGTGAATGTAATAATCATTCCCTTGTAGATACCAACAGTGCTGCTTACTTGAAGTTGGTCAGCAGGGTCAATTGTTGAGAAGTCTACAACAGCAGTACCGTCTGCTGTTGGTGCAGCAGACATAGTAACAGATGTACCACTGTTAATAGAAACAATAGTTTCAGTTCCTTCAAAGTCAGCAGAACCACTCATGCTCATGCCAACTCTCAAGTTAGCGGTACTATCAACACTAATAGTAGCATTGCCAGCTGTATAGTTAATTTCACCTGCATATGTACCGTTAACAGTACAGTTAACACCTGTTGTTTCATCAGGTAGTTTTAGTCTATCTCCTGTCTGATATCCAGTTCCTTTAGATACAAAACTGAAGTTATCAACGGCACCTGGTTGTGTTGTGATTGTAGCGACAAAATTAGATCCACCTTTACCACCAATATCAGAATCGTTAACAGTTAATGTATCGTTTTTATTATATCCACTACCATCGTCATTAAACGAAATAGATGATACAGTACCTTGATACACTGGATTTCCTAATGTGTATTCAAATCCACTACCACCAGGAATATCTGCAGATACAACATCGTTTTGACTGTAATCTGAACCAATATTTTTAATAGTGAAACCAGTAACTGTATTAGCAGAACCAACTACAACATCTGCAGTCATTCCATGACCGTAAATACCAGTTGTTCCACTCTGAACAGTAATGGTATTACCCATGCCAGAATGAAGTTGACAAGCATATTCAATATCTCCATCAGGAGCATCTTCTTTGATAACCAAATCAATAAAGGTTCCACTAGCAGGTTCTACTATTTGGAAGTATTGTGGATCAAGACTACTAGCAGTTGTTGTTTGGAAAATTAGTGGATGACCACTCATAGATGAATCTGAAATATCAAATCTATATGTGTTTCCTTTATCAAGAGTTAGTGCTGGATTGTCTGATCCATTTAATTGGTAAATGTTGTTAGGTGGAGGACTACCAGGATTGGATACAGAAGTAACAACATATGTTGCTGCTGGGTTTGCAGCAACTATAACTCTGTCATATGTTGTTTCTGTTGCACCTGGCTCAAGATCGTATCCAGAACCAGCGTTTGTTATACTACCGCCATAATCGACTGTACCGCCCACATTTACCGTACAAGTTTCACCACTACCAGAAGAACTTACGTTCTGTACAGGGACGCTTGTGTACGTACCAGGCAGATATCCAGAACCAGTGTTGGTAACATCTGCTTCAATACCTTTAACTTCAAAGTCAATAGTAGCATCGTCGTTACCTTGACCACCTTCTAGACCTGCTTCGTTATAAGTTCCATAATCATAACCAACACCATCAGAAATCTGAGAAAAGATATATTCTGTAACAGTAATATTAGCAGTAGCGTTTTCACCAGTACCACCTAATAATTGTACATTAGTAAATGATCCTGCATCGTAGAGAGAACCAGGATTACTGGTAACAAGATCAGAAATAATGTTTTTCTGACAAATAGCATCTTTAAAGGAATAGAATGCAGCATTGGTAAAGTTTACCAATTTTTTGCCACTAGATGTAATACCTAAAGTTTTATTCTCTGGTCTAAAGAAACCTAAACCAGCTTCATTAGTAAATGCTAATGATGGTACGGTAAGACTACCATCTCCAAGTTTTAAAATACCCGTTGATAGGTCAGACCCACCAGCAGAGATTGAAAATATTTGGGTTGCAATGGTATTGATTTTGACCCTTTGTTGTTCAAAGGTATCAGTACGTGCGACGTTAACTGCTGGCATTTTTGGTTAGCTCTTTCAGTAGGGACTTGATCTCAGAGAGTTCATTCTTCAACATATTTATGTCCTCTAGCGCGGAACTTAAACCCCGCGCCTTCCTTCTAGCCTCTATAGCTGAACTGTCCAAATTGATGATGGCACCTGTGTTTTTATCCCTTACGAGACCATCATGTCCGTCAACCTTAATATAGTCCATATGCGGAATTAGAATGCAGCGACTGCACGAATGTCCTGAATCTTAGGTACATATGCTGGATCGTTACTTCTCATGACAATTTTAACAGCAAATGATGAGAACTCAGGAAGACCAGACGCGGAATATGTAATGTCTTGATATGACTCTTGTTTCTCGACAACACTAGAAATATTGTTCTCAGGGGTAGCAATATCACTGGTATCTGGGTGACCATTACCATTGAAGTATTCCCAATCAATATCATCGAAGTTTTCTTGAGTAGATGCCTTCTTATACTTGAACAGAACTTTAACATTTGCAAGATCCTTAGTATTCATTGTTAGATGAACATTAAGTGCAGTTGCTGGACTGCTGATTGAAACTTCTTTAGTTACATACTTAGCAATACCAGAACTATTCTTAGAAGTATTTTCTTCTACAAACTTAACACCAGTTGTATATGTAATACTTCCAATCTCTAAGAAGAGAGCATCTTCGTCTAGTTGAGCAGGATGTTTGATAAAATCACCAACCCTAAAGATATCTGGCAATTGATCTGCAGTTGCAGAATTTCTATTGTATACTAAACCATCTTCAATTCTATCAGTAAAGGAATCGTTGATAGGATGAATATCAGTTCTAAGAGTTAACTCTTGAGTCTTATTATTCCAGATAACTGCTTTACCTGTAATATCATTGCTATAAGTTTCAATAATAGTAGATGGATTTCTTGCTTCGATAGTAGCAGCATCTGCAATATCAATAAACTCTTGAATTGGGTTTGTATCAACAATACCTGCTGGTACAATAACATCCTCTCCACTAATCTGAATAGTTTCAACAAGACCAGCTTGATTACCAAAGGAAATTCTTTCACCTCTTTGGAATAATTGAGATGTTTTAACTCTTACCCAAATAGTGGAACCATCTACTTTAGCAATAGAACCAACTGCCTTAGAATTATATCCTTCAACTGCTTGATCATTTTGAATTTGTGTGCCACCAGTACCAGTTATTTGGAATCTATAAACTGGATAGAACTTAACAATTTGATCTCTTCTACCAAACCTATCTTCACTACCATCTGCATACTCAACTCTATTAGTTACAGTTTTAACACTAGTAGTATCTAAGTCTACAATTGGACTCAAATGAGACACAGTAGAACTGAGTGATAATTTATACACCAATGAGTTATCAATGCTATTCAAAGTTTCATTGATACTAGATGCAATGAATTTTTGATTAGTAAAGTAATGAGGTTCATTTAAGAATGTTTTTTCAAAATCAGTTTGACTATATGATGGGAATGTGGTATCATTAGAATCTACTGGTTGAACATTGGTAGTCTTAACTTCTGAAAGTAATTTTGTAGAACTAAATGTCAAGTATTGAACTTGAGGATATAGTAACTCATACTTTCTATTGAAGGAAGCATACGCAAGTTCACCACCACCAATTCCAGAACCAGAAGCAGGTACAGAAGAAGTAATATTATAACTATCAATACCAGAGTTTGAAATTTGGAATAATGAAGTATTTAAAATATCAGATGTAACTCCACCAGTTGTTAATGCTTGTTTGAAGAATACATAAGATTTTCCAGAAGTTTCAAATCCATGATCCTTATGCTTAACATTAAGGATAGAATTGTTATTACCAAACAACTTAGATGTTGCTTGTGTATTAGCACTAGCATCAGTCTCAAATGCATTCTTACTTAGAAGATCGTAACCAAGTTCTTCATTTGTCAATTCTAAAGTTGCAGTTCTAGAAATATCAAATTCAGCACGATAAATTGTGAACTTAAGATCTTCAAAGTTATCTTCTGTCCAGTTGTCAACATTCTGTGATCGGTATACCGAACCTAATGATGGTTGGGTGGTGATGACCGTACTTGTAGAAATATCAACTTCTCCAAGTTTAGATGCCCATAGTTCATAATCAGTAGAATCAGTTTCAACAGCAAGTGCATACTCAGTATCATTCTGTAGATATACAGGATGATCAAATTCAAAGTATGATGGAATTGTAGAATTAGTAATGCCTTCTTGATCAGTTGCAACACCCATTCTAACAGCAGGTGTATCAATCTCAATTTCAGTTTCAAGAACAGCACCACCACTACCATTACCAATTCCTTTGATAACTACAGAAGGTGGTTCGGTATATCCGAAACCAGCAAGTGAGACTTCAGCATTGTAAATCTTTCCTTCAGAAACTTCAACTCTAGTTGTAGCAACAGAACCACCAGGTAACTGTGGACTTTCGATAGTAACAATTGCATTATCATAATTAGCACCAACATTTGCAATATTAATAGCAGAAACTCTACCACTATCTTTAGCAATCGTTAATCTTCCAGAAGTACCTTCGGTGTTATTTGCTAAAGTAATTGATGGGACAATTAGACCTTCATTCTGTTTAAATGAACGACCATTATGATTGTTGAGAACTAAAGTATATACTTGCTCATTAGTAAGAAGGAACTTACCAGAAGAAGATGGTACTAAATCAACACCATTCTTATCAATAATTTTATCAACAGGACCACTAGCAGCAGAAGTTGCTCCAGTTACCATCTCACCTTTAGTTACATATACGTTACCACTAGAGTAGAACTTAATAAATGTGGATGGAGAAAGAACCTTCTCAGTACCAGGAATAATGTTCTTACCAGGTTTATCAGATTCTACATTTGTTAGATATACTTTAATTGGAATAGTAGCACTCTTCTTACTAACATAAAGATCTACACCAGTAGTAAAGACACCACCATCATAGTTCTCAATCTTAAATGTTTGAGCAAGAGGATTAGGTCTTACTGGATTATCAGTATTGCTATCAACAAACTGTACACCTTCATTTGCTTTAAAGAATGATGGTTTTGTTGAGATAATACTTACAGGGTTTTCAGGAAGAACACCAGTTGCATAGTACTTAACTTCAGCATAAGTATCAACTCCTAGTTTGTCTTCATCAGTTGGACTAGATGTAAATCTAAAAGTCTTAACACCAGTAGAAATTCTAACTTCCTCTGCAGTATCATCATAATCAATTGTGTTTACATCACCAGTCCAAGTTGCATTCTCTAAAGGTGGTAAACCTGCGGGTAGTACAATTGTACCACTAGCATTACCGTCAGAATCAGTAGTTACTTTACTGTTAAATGCAGAAGGTGAATTACCTGCAACTCCAGTGAAACGAAGATCAGGATTAACCCAACGACTAATATCTCTACCTTCTAGGAATACAGAGATAGTTGTGTTTGGTTTCATCCTCTTAACAACAAACTTGATAGGTACGCTTCTAGCAAAGAACTGTACTGCAGAAGAAACGTTATTTCCTCTTACAGTCTTAGACTGAACACCTTTAGCAACATCATTATTTTGTGGACTAATATTAGAAGAACTATTAACGGCCGCGGCGGTCACAGAAGACATCGCAGCATCTTTGTTCTCGCCACCAAGTGAATTGATAGATGTAAAGGATGGAGAAGAACCAACCCAGTTTACAATGAATGAGTTATGTAAAGAAGAGAAACTTTCTTTTACATCAACTTTTGCTAGGAAGATTTTATAAAGATCAGTATTAGTATCAACAACCAAAGGTTCTGTATGTTGATCATACCATTGATCAATGCTTGGTGTAATACCAGCATCACCAACATATTGTAGAACAACAAATGGATTTGGATTTAATGTCTTGGATGCAGCATCATTACCTAATAAAGAAATATTAGTAAATGGTAGAGAAACAATACTACCAGATTTCTTATATCCAGAAACAAATCTCTGGTCGTCTCTAACATTAACTTCTTTAAGGATTAGAGAATCTTCTCTAGACTGTGGTCTAAGAACTGATTGCTGTGAATCAATAGCACATTGATAATCTAATGATCCAAGATTACCACTTCTATGTGCTTCAAAGTTATCAACTAAGAATCCAGACTTAAATCGATCTAAACCGATATCATCCTTAACTTGCATGTTAAGTGCTTGCTGTTCTAGGATGCTAAGAGTAGTATAGTACTCAAGTCTTTCAATACGCTTCTCTAACTTACCGATATCACGCATTGTGTAACGGCGGTTATCAACAGGAGTAATTCTTACATCTTTACTGTCAGTGGTAAATGCTGGAATATAAGCATAGAATAAAGGAATCGCATCATCAACAGGATCTGGTTTAGATGGGTTGAGTGAAGAGTTACCTTCCTTGACAATAAAGTTACCATTCTTATTAAGGAACACACCATCAATTCTATCAAGATATTGAACCTGACTAAATGCTAAAGTATATTCTAAGTTTGAATCAGATGCTGGAGATGATGCAAGAATAGCACCAGAACCAGAGAAATCACTAGTAGTGACAGATAGAGAAGATTTATCTTGGAAACCACTAATAGTAGTATCAGTATCTACCTTAGGTCTAAAGTCAAGAACATTCTTTAGTTTAACTCTTCCAAGAACAGATGAATCAAATGATGGAATCTCACCCTCAAGAACACCTGCTTCATGAATGTAACTATCAATAGTACAGAAGTCACCTTGAGAATGTTCAAAGTAATCAAATGCAATAACTAACTGACCAGATGTTTGAGTTGCACCTGGTTTAAGAACAAGTCTGGATACATCATATACAGTATCTCTTTGACCATTGTCAAATGTAAATCTATCACTAACATCAGTACCTTCAATTAGATTACCTGCAGTATCAACAGTAGGAGGTCTAGTTGCACTACCCTCATAAACATAACGTAGTTTATATGCATCAGAATATGATAGAACTTCTACAACTTCAGTATCATAATTTGTTCCTCTAAATGGGATAACTCTATCACCAGAAGAAGTAACAACAATTCTTCTCTTCTCAATAGATGTTTTAATTCTTGGTTTTGCATTCTCAACTTCTAGAGTTGCAGTCAACTTAAGTTTAGGGAATGTTCCATTAGCAGGAATAGTACCAAAGTAAGATGATGGCAGACGTAAACTAATAGAACCAGCAGTTAATCCACTAGCAGTATCAGTAGAAGATGAAATAGTTACTGCATCTTTATTGATGTATACAATATCACCTTTTGCGACGTTAGGTGCATCACCTGGATCTAGAACTGTAACAATATAATTTTGTTCAGTAAATTCAGCAAATCTTTGAGTACCAAATGCTAGTTGTGCAGCAAAGGTAATAATACCACCAGCAGATGCTGCAGTGGTTACAAAATCTCTACGGAAGAAATACTTGATACCTGTCTGATCAGAATTCTTAGAGATCTGTTTAATTTGACGACTACCTGTTGGGAATAGAAGTGTTCCTTGGTTTGAATTCTCAACTCTAGGACGCAATCTAGTAATACTGGTATTAACAACATCACCAGGTAGTACACTGTCTAGATAAACTCTACTCTTAGATGTTCCTTCTTTAATTGTTGCATACTGAACAACACTACGTACAATCTCATTATCAGCAGTAGCAAATTGAACCATGTCTCCTTGCTGTAGCAATAGACTAGCATCAGCATTGAAACTTGTAGACTCAATAAAGTTATATCCTTTATTTCCAAAGAATGTGTACTCAGTTACAGCTTTGATTTCTGCAAACTCTTGATCGTTAGTAACAACATCAGCAGTAAAGATATTCTCATTACCAGAACCATACTCAGCAGAAATTGACTTAGTATTTTGTGGTAGATAAGTTGTTACTGCATTTCTTACCATAACAGGTAGAATAACAGCACCAACAGAAGGAGCTGATGCACCATCAGGAGTCTTAACTGTAATTGCAGGTGGTTCTGCATATTCTGTTGTAGAAAGAGCAGCCTTATTATTAACTAGACATCTGTAGAATGAACCATTATTTGCTTTGAATAATTCAACAACTGAAGCATCAAACTCAACACCATTGATAAGTAAGGTGCAGTTATCTGAATACGCTAATCCAGGATTATGAACAATGAAGTGAGAGATAGTATTATCCTTAGCAATCTTTGAAGTATTTGAATCTTCATCTCTAATTGTTTCTCCATCCTTAAATCTACCTGATAGAGTCTTCACAAATAGTAGTTTACCGATAGAATATACACCTTGAGGACCACCTTCTACTACACCATATGCACCACTTTCTAAACCAAAAACATATTTACCAATACCAAATGCACCTGCACCAGGAATGTTATCAAGGATAATCTTAGTAAAGAATTCTGGATCAAAATATGACAAACCGAAGATACCGTTGTATGCATCTTCACCACCAGATAAGCGACCACGTGATAGAACAATATCTCTGTCTGAGTTAAAACCTGCTGGTCTCTTTTTAAGGAAGAAGTTATTTGGTTTTGCTCTACCAATGAGTGGAGTGATTGTTTCGCCATAGTCTACGATATAACCATAAGCATTGTTATCTGAAGAAGCATCTGCATCTGTTAAGAATAAGTTTCTTTGTTTACCAGCATCTCCAAGATCATATTCAACCATTAAGAGTTCTAGATCATCTTTCTTACCAGCAATGGTTAGTTCTAGATAAAAATAACTAGAACTTGAATTAAGAAGAGGTTTGTTTACTTTAGCATATGCCAGTGACTGAACTGTACCAATAGAAGTTGCAGCACCAGAATTATTTCTAGTCTTCACGAAATGTAAAGTACCAAGAAGACTCTCAAAATTAGCATCATTAAGACCAGCAAGAGTATTGACAGTATTAGTAATCTCTAATGTAATAGTCTTAACTGCATCATCAGATGAGAAAGACTTTCCTCTTCTATTGATAGTCTGACGATGATCAGTATCTGCTTCACTATTATTGTTACCAATAGAACCATCATTAGCAACAGAATATAGATTAACGTATGGATATGCAGTAAGATCTGAACCTTCTTTGTTTAGAGGTACACTACCATATACATTGGTAATAGAATATGTTGGGAGAGCTTTAGTTTTAACTCTGATATTCTCACTACTTAGACTCTCTCTTGCTTTGTTAATTTCAAGGTACTTGGTTTCCTTGTTAACAATTTCATATCCTCTGATGTATGCTTTACCTGCACCAAGGCTAGCAATCATTTTTCTGTCTGCTTCACTTTCAGTCAGACCATTATATAAACCAAATTCATCTTCTTTGTATAGTCCACCATTACGATCTTTCTGTGCATACTCTCTGATATCAACAGAGAAGTTATCTACAACATAATCACCACTCTCATCAAATGTTCTTCTAGCAAGAGTCTGTTCAATTAGACTGTAATTAGTAGGACTGACCTTTTTCTGTACAGCACCCTTATAAGTGGTGATAAGTTGAATAAAGTTCTTATCAGTTGTTTCACCTAAAGCAAACTTTTTAAGTGTTAGTGTAATTCTTAATCTATGTGCACCAGGTGCCGTAAAGTTAGAAGAACCAATAGAATTATCGTAGAGACTAGGATCTTCTTCTGGTGTTACAACCTTTTCAGTAATTGTAAAACCAACATTAGCGGAAGGTACATTATAATAATCGTCAATAACAAGAAGTTGCTTCTCGTTACGAACAAAGAAACCATTGACAAAATAGATGCCTTCTTCTACTTTAACAGCAGAAGCAAAACCCATTGCTGGACTTTCGATAGAAGTGATATCACCTGTGTCTGGATTAGTTAATTGAATACTGGTGGGGAGTACGCTACCATCAGTACCAACAACTAATAGAGGTGTGTTAACACCATCAACAACTTCTAGAGTCTCACCTTGTCTAAAAGTAGTATCAGTATTAGAATCACCACTGTTTAGATATTTGACATATAGTGTATCAGCAGATGCGTCTGTTAAATTCTTAGTGTCTAATACAGTAGCAGTAACACCAGAAGATAAACCTCTTAATGTAGTTCCTACTAACTGTGAAATATCATACTTCTTATATACGATGTCCTGACCATCGTTAACTGCTACTTCTGAAACAGAAGATAACTTAACGTAATCTAATTTTGTATTAAGACCAACTTCACCAGGAACTACTAAGTCTCCTTGCTTAAAGGCATACTTACCAAACTGCTCAATCTGATTCTGTAGAATAGATTGCAGTTGCGTTAATTCCCTCGTTTGAATAGAATATCCAGGACGAAATAGAATTTTATAAAAATTCTTACTCCTGTCGAAATCCTCATAATATGGATTTACATTTAGATTGGTTTTTTGTGGCATCGTACTCCGCCAGACACTAGCATCTTGTCTCTAATATTTAGCACAGATAAAAAAAATCCCCTGATTTCTCAGGGGACTTGTATTTATTAATATCTTTAACTTAGAACTCGATAACAAGTTTGATATCTTCAATCTGGTCAGGAGCACGAGTGATTAGTCTTCTGTTTTCAACGTAGATGATGTCACCAGAGTTAGGTTGGATCTCAGGATTGGCAAGTCCAGATGCGAAGGAAGAACCAAGAAGAGTACCAGCGTAACCAGTTTCGACGTTACCAGATGCTGCGGAATCTCCACCTGAAATAGCGTTAGAACCATTGCTCTCAAAGTCTCTTACAACACCTTGATCAACGTGAGCATCAATAGTTTGAACGTACTTAAGAACACCAGCAGTAGTAGAACCTTGATCTAAAGTCCAAGAAACAACGGTTCCTTTTGCAGTACCACCAGTTACAGTCTGCTCGATTTGCTCATCAGGGATGAAGTCAGCAGATGCACCAGTGATCTTAACTGCTTTTAAACCAGAACGGGTGTCAGCAGTACAAGGAGTAGTAGTACCGAAGTTAAGAGGATCCTTAATAATACCGATTCTACGGAAGTCGTTATCAACAGGGAAGTCACCAGAACCTTCAGCGTAAGTCAAGCGGATGTTAGTCATCACACGCTTACCATTCAATTCTAGTTCATGATCGGAACCATGACCACCTTGAGGAGGAAGAACAATCTCGATAGCACCAACTGCGTTAGCAGGAGTACCAACTGGAGTTGTCAAACCAGTATCAGAGAAGAGGTTACCATTACTTAACAGAACGTTAGCGTAAGTGTAGTCTTGACCTCTTGATTGCATCGTTGCTGCAGTCATTGTACCAGAACCATCAGTAGTGATAGCAACAACAGCACCTGAACCGTCACCTTTGACGCTAGTATAGAAAGTCTGTGAAGCAGGTAGGTTAGCACCAGCGTTCTCGATTAGAGCAACGTCAAGTGAACCAGGAACTGCGATACCTTCCACTGCTTGACGGGTAGAACCTGCAGTAGAAAGAGTGATAGGCATGAAGTCCGAAGAAAGGAATCTTAGAACGTCATCAGTAGGCATCTGGTACATAAACTTCCAGATGTAACCAGCACCAGAAGTCTCAGTGTAAAGACCAGTAGATGCATTGTAGTTGCCAAGTGAAGTCTTAGGTTCTTCAGTAGCATCTTGACCAGAAAGGTTACCAGGACCTTCACCGTTGTAAAGGCACTTAAACACTTCATAATCAGAGTTCATAACATAGAACTTAGCATTAGCGATAGCGTCAGCACCAGTTGCGGTTTGCTTACCTACTTGTCCACCACCAGCAGGAGTAGATGAGTAGTCAGGTTTCCACATGTCAAACCTTGGGTTGGCAACAGTGTCCCAATTGTAACGGCGGATCACAGTTCTAGCATATGCATTACCAATACGCTTTGCTGCAATGATCTCGTCGTAAACGCTGAGTTTCTCAGTTTGGTTGTCTAGAGGAAGAGGGGGAATCTCTTCAGTTGCATAACGGTAGACACCAGTAGAGGCACTAACACCAGTAGTTGTAGATCCACCATCAGAAGTTTCTTGGATGGTGCTTCCTAAGGAAGGAGTTGAAGTAGTATTTGGGAAAACGTCGGAAAGAAGAAGTGCAGTATCATAGACTCCAGCAATAGTGGCACGGAATGCTGTGGATCCATAAGTACCAACGAAAACTTCGTTGCCTACCGTGAAGTTTCCTCCAGCTTGTCCGTAGAGTTCTAGATATGCCTTCCACGGTTGTGGACGCCCCACAAAGAAGTACATTCTTGTTCTTTCTGCGCTAGTATCTGTAGCGCCTTCAGTTAGCGATTCTAGGAATTGCTTCGCATTAAAAATTCTAAATTTATCTGAGATAATAGCAGCCATTGGTTTTCTGTTCCGACGTAGTGTTTGTGCCTGATTTATTTATACGTTTATTTAGTCAATTGTGAACGGTACTATTTCCGCTCCATTGCCAACTTGAGTGCTTCCTCTGTATTGAACGCATCCAGTGAAGGTGGTTGCGGTCTTTCCAGTGTACTCAATCACACCAGTATCAGTACCGTCAGCATGGAACAGGTAACCAGCATCTGGGAAGTTTGCGGTGCTATTGACTGATATATCTAGGGCGTTTACTCCAGCAGTTCCTA